AATAAGTTTCCGCAAAAATATTACTTTTATTAAATTCTTTTATTAAATCGTTACTATATTGCATTCTAAAAAGAAATGTTACATAATCACCATTGTCATCTTTTATAATTGTTAATTGATTATTTTTTACTAAAAATTCTAATTGTTTATTTATTCCGAGAATACCATTTAACTCTTCACCGCCTTCTCTAATAGCTGTTATAAACGGATATTCTCTTTTATTATTTTTAATTTCTGTTGAACCACCAAAATCAGACCATAGTAAATCTTGTCGTTCTTGACCTAATAAAAGATAAATACATCCTCTATATAAAGTTACTGGTAGAATTCCAGCACCCATAATATTATATTATTATTGTAATAAAATAATAAAAAATTAAATCACTTTTTTTTTATTTAAAAATTTTTTATTATATCTTTGGAAAAATATCTATATTTTCTTCTTTTTTATTATTATATAATTTTTCTTTTAATCTTATATGTTTTTGACTATATACTGTTTTTTCAAAAATTTCATTTTTTTTCTTCTTTTTTCTTTCTCTATTACTATTATTTATTTTATCAGGCATATATAATTACTAACTAATATAAAAAAATAAAAAATATATGGAACTGTTTCCATATACTTTTTACTTTTTACTTTTTACTTTTTACTTTTTATTTACGCAGTAATAACACTAGCATATGTCTTTTCCTCTTTTTTTGTCTTTTTACTTTTATCACTTTTTAATGGGTTGAATGACTTATTTGTTTCAATATTAAGCGAAACTTTGAAGTCTGTCTTAATATCATCTGATTTTAATACTGTATAATTTGGATTATTATTGCGTTTGTGCGCGTTCTTGTTTACAAGCAACGGCCAAAACTTATTACTGACACCATATACAAATTGAGTTTTTGTATCTGGATTTAAAATGTCTTCTTTTAAAGAAGATGATTCATTCGAATTGAACCATTCGTCAAAATGAATGAATGCTTCACGACGATTTTTAACGTTGTTATGAACAAAGTCAACACGAAGAATCTTACCAATATTCTTATCGGAAAACACCTTAGTAATGAATGTTTCCGTAATATTTTCCGAAATAATTGGAATGTAGAGGGAAAGAACAGACATTTGTCTGGTTAATTGTAATAATAGTGAATTATTTAAGCATATTTTTTTAAATCAATTTTATTTATATATACCAATTTAAAAAATTGATTTATTTTTTTGTATTATTTTTACTAATATTTAATCAATATATTTTATATGACACAAGTTTTATCAAATAAAAGACATAATGATAATATTTACAATTATTTAAAAGAAATTAATAATTATAATCATAATCATAATAATAATTTATCAAAAACATTTTCTATATATGATAGTTATTCTAATCCTTTAAATTGTGATAATATTACATTATATAATAATCATATATCTTTCAATTGTATTATTAATAATGATAATATTACTAGATTAATATTATATATAACTTCAATTGTTAATAATAAAAAAATTTTAAATTATCCTGATTTTATATATTTACATATTAATTCTCTAGGTGGTACAATATCTTCTCTTGATAAATTTATTAATTTCTTTAATACATTAGATATTCAAATTATTTCTATTATTGAAAAAAAATGTTGTGATTGTGCCATATTATTAGCATCTTTATGTCATTATCGTATTATGAAAAAAGATGCTGTTTGTATTTTATCAAAATATGATGTTGTAAATTTACCATATTATTGGTGTATTTTTAAACAATGTGAAAACGAACCACAGCAAATTTCTAGATTTGTTAAATCTTTAACTAATATTTTATGTAATGTTTCTCAATCAAAAATTACTATTGAAAAATTACAATTTTATTTACAAAATAATCAAAATTGGAATGCTAAAAAATGCAAAAAATTAGGATTAGTTGATGAAATTGTTTAAATAGTTTAAATTCTTTAAATTCAATATTTAAATTCAATATTTAAATTCAATATTTAATAACATTTTTTTTTCAATATCATATTTATAATATATATCCATTTTTGTATTATAAATAATTTGTAAACTTTTATCTTTTTTTGATGAAAAATATACTAAATTTTTACTTTTATATATTCCTATTAAGAAATCTTTATAATTAATTGATACATCTTTAATACTATTAACTTTATCATAAAAATGATTCTTCAAAAAATTTATTTTATATTCTTCTAATTCTTTTGAATTATAATAAAATTGTAATATATATTCTTTTACAGCATCATTCATATTATAAAATTTTATAATATTTTATAATATTCAATTTATTTTTATTTTATTTTTACTTTTTGTTTTAATTATAAAAACACTCAAAACTTACTACAAAACTCCAATCCATATTATTTAATGTAAATGGTCTACCATATTCATCTATTATACCTATCTTTAATTTACGTATATCTGTTGGTCCAAAATATTCTCTTACATGCTTCTGTGTATATAAAAAATCACCCGCTGATGCTCCTTGTTTAAATGCTGTTTTATCCTCTAATAATGATAAAATATTTATTCTAGCTACTATATTTGGTGCAATTATTGAATCTGATGCTATTGAAAAATAATTTCTTGAACTTGATTGAAAATCATCTATTGTTATATATAAATATCTTGGATAATTTATATAACATATTCCCGCTGATAAAATAGATGCGTATCTTCCTGAAATATCAGCATTTAAAATAGCATTTGAACTATCAATAGTAATTGAACGTTCTCTATAACCTAATTGCCATCCCAATTTTTGATATATAAAATTATGGTTACAAGATTTTGATTTATCATTATTTACATCAAAATTAATATTTATATTTTTATTATTTAATAATGATGTACCTGATGTATCATATTTGAAAAAACTTACACCACTTGTTTTATCTATGTTAAATGTTAAATTATTACATATATCCGAATTATTTGTCTTATTAATTCTTAAATTTATTTCTCTTTCTATATTTGCTGCTTTTACTTGTGCATCTGATGTATATCTTGATTCATATAAACCGGTTTTTAATTCAATATTTATTGAATCTTCTATAGTATTTGTATTATTATTTTTTAATTCTATTTTAAAATAATTGTTATTCAATTCTTCACTTACATTATAATATGTTAATGGTATTTCTATTGATGATATAGTCATTGTAATTGCTTTTGTTATAGTTTCAGGTAATTCATGGGTATAATCATGACTTTCATTGTCTTTATTATCATAATTACGTCTAAATAAACTATCTATTGTATAAGTTCTTTTTATTATAGATTTGTTTACTTTTTTATTATTTTCTAATAATGATGAATAATTATTATTTTCATTTTTTATAACAAAATGATTTCCATCATATTGTTTTACATCATTATATTTATTATCTTGTATCTTCTCTAAATTATTTGTTAATCTATTGTAAATATTATCTAAAAATATATATAATTCTTCTTTTTTTGTTTCTGCTATTGTACTTGTTTGTATCATTTTTACCATCAAATTTTTTTTTTCAAATACATTATTGTCACTATATGGAACTTCTAATTTTAATAATTTTTCTAATTCTTTAACAGTATATGTATTAATATCTAAATTAATATTATTCATCTATTAATATATAGTCTTTTTAAAAATTTATTATTAATACTTTATTTCTATTAATAATTATAAATTATGATTCATAATTTATAATTTATAATTTATAATTTATAATTTATAATTTATAATTTATATTTTTTATTCATTACTATAATATATTACTATACTTAAACCTATTAATGATATTAATATACCAATTAAAGATTTATAATTCATTTTTTCTTTAAATAAATAATAACTTAATAATAGTGTAAGTATAATATTTAAATTTATTATTAATAAACAATAACTTGTTTTTGGTGTTTCATTTAAAGAAAATAATAGTGATGTATTAAAACCAATTATAGTAAATGCTATAAATAATGATAAATATATAATATCTTTACTATGTTTTTGATTAAAAAACATAGTTAAATTTTTTAAATTTAACATAATATAAACTAATGAAAATAATCCAACAAATAGAAAAACAAATGCTAATCCTATATCTATATAATTATTATCTTTTTTAACAAATTTTAAACAAACAGTATGTAATGATGATAATAACATTGCTATTAGTGCGAAAAAAATCCACGTATTTTTCATTTAATATATAATTATAAATTATAATAATTATTATAATATCATAATTATTGGTTTAATTAAAATTGATTTTAATTATTTTTTATTTATCAATTATTAAATATAATTTATAACTTATTATGAACGATATTGAAGACTTTATTACTACAAAAAATAATCTCGGTCCCGATGATTATAATAACTTTGATGCCTCTTTATGGGACATTCAAGCTTGTAAACAAATTTTTGTTAATCTACTTCTTTGGCTCAACGAAAATAAAGTCTCTTTAAATGTAGCAAACAATAATGATTTAACTAAAAAATTTGAACCCCAACTTAATAAACAAATGCGATTATCTCGAATTAAAAATATTCGTAAATCTATTCTTCTTAACATCATTAATAATGTTTTGAATATTCAAGACTTTCCCACTGATTTACACGTATTCTTTCCTATTCTTAAATTATTATTACGCAAAAAACCTATGCGCAATATTTCCGGTATTACTAGCATTACAGTAATTACTGCTCCATTTCCTGATGGACAAAAATTTAGTTGCAAACATAATTGTTATTATTGTCCCAATGAACCCGCACATGAAGACAATAATTGGCAAGCTCAACCTCGAAGTTACTTATTTCATGAACCCGCTGTTTTACGTGCTAATCAACATAAATTTTATGCAATTGGACAAATGCTAAATCGTATGGATACATATTTTAGTAATGGTCATGTTATTGATAAATTAGAAATTATTGTTGAAGGTGGAACTTATACCGAATATCCCGTTAATTATTTAGAACGTTATCATCGTGATATATTTTATGCTGCAAATATTTATTTTGATTTACGTAAAATTTATAGTAATTATGATAATTGTTTAAATGATAAGCTTGATTTATCAATGTTAAAAGATATTCGTCAACCATTATCCGTTGAAGAAGAAATTGTAATTAATAAAACAGCAAAAGTTCATATTATCGGTATTTGTATTGAAACTCGTCCAGATGCTTTAGATGATGATTGGCTTTGGCGATTTAGACGTTGGGGTGTAACACGTATTCAGCTCGGAGCGCAACATGTAGATAATGCTATTTTAAAAAAAATTAATCGTGGTCATACTATTGAACAACTTTTATGGGCTATGAAATATTTAAAAGATAATTGCTTCAAAATTGATATTCATATTATGCCTGATTTACCGGGTGCTAGTGTTGATATTGATAAAGCAATGTTTGATTATGTTTATTCTATTGTTTGTCCCGATCAAATGAAAGTTTATCCTTGTCAAACTGTTCCTTGGACTGTTATTAAAAAATGGTATGAACAAGGAAAATATGTTCCTTATTTTGATACTGATCCAAATTTATTAATTGATGTTGTTCGTTATAGCATGGAAACTTGTCCTAAATGGGTTAGGTTACCACGGGTTATTAGAGACATTCCATGTTCTGTATATGTTGAAGGTGGTAATAATATTGGTAATATGAGACAAATGGTTGATAATTTATTAAATGGTGATAATGTTTATTCTAATGATATTAGGTCACGTGAAATTGGTCGTCATAGTAAATATTATGATAAACCTGCAAAAATTTGTTATGAAAACTATTATGCTAGTGAAGGAAATGATTATTTTATTAGTTATGAAAGTTATGATGAACGAGCTTTATTTGGATTTATTCGATTACGAATTGTTGAAGAAAAAAATAATATGACAAAATTTGATGTATTAAAAAAACGTGGGCTAATTCGCGAACTCCACGTTTATGGTGATACAACTGCTGTAAATACTTATGATAAACGTGGTTGTCAACATACAGGTATTGGTAAAGGATTATTAGAATGTGCTGAAATTAAAACAATGGAACATGGATTATATGGTATTGTTGTTATTAGTGGTGAAGGAGTAAAAGAATATTATGAAAAAAGGGGATATAAAGATATCGATACATTTATGATAAAAGATTTTTGGTTTTATCAAGTATGGTATTATTATTTAAAAAAAAATTATTATTTAACAAGTTTATTAACAAGTTTATTAACAAGTTTATTAACAAGTTTATTAACAACTTTATTAACATTTTTAAGTATTATTATAAAAATATTTTATAATAAATATTATATGTAAAAATATTTTGTTAGATTTCATAAATCCAATTGTTTAAACTTAAACACGCTTCTTCTGCTTTTTTTATTTCGACATTTAAGTCTTTAATCTTATTTGTAACATCTAACATACTCTGTTTTCCTGTTTTTTCTATTAAATTAATTTTATCATTATATAATTTAATATTATATGTTCCATATAATACAAAAATTATAAATCCAGTTCTTAAACATAATAAATATATATTATCAATATGAATAGTAAATATTGTTAAAATGTAAAATATATACATTATTAACGTATATATTTTACTTTTTTTATCTATTTCGGTAACATTTGTTTTTAAATTATCTAACATTTTAAACTTTGTATCAGTCAAAAGTGTTATTTTTTTATAATCATTTTTTAATTCATTTAAATTATTTAAAAGACCTCGCAAATAATTTGTTCTATTATCATTTTTATCTTCATTTTCTTCAAAATTTTCGATTTTTCCATTTAGCTCCATTATCTTTTCTATATGTTCCTTATTTTCTTTTTGAAGAGTTACATTATTTTTAATAATATAATCCTTAAATTCATTATAATGTTCTGTTGTTTCATCATTTTTTGAAATGTTAATATTGATTGGATGGTCCATATTATTAATAAATACAATATAAAAAACATTAAAAAATAATTTCAATTTTTTTTTATTATCATTTAACTATATTTGATTTAACTATTTTTTACTTTTATATTATTATTATTATTATTATTATTATTATTATTATTATTATTATTATTATTATTATTATGCTTTATATTATTTAAAAAATTTTCAAAATTTTTATCTAATTTTATATCTTCACATCTTAGAGCATAACATCTTTTATGTATAGTTCCACTATTTATTCTATATAATGCCGGTAATTGTCGTGTTAAAGATTTTTCACAATTCATTTTTATATATTTTTAATTTTCATTTTATTTTTATTTTCAATTTTATTTTCTTTTTAAAAATTGTAAATTGGAAATTGTAGCGTTATAATAAAGATTCTACCGATTCACGTTTTGGAGAAGGAGGAGGTGGACGTATTTTTTGTGGCGATTGAAATTCAGCTTTTTCTTCATGTTTTTTTTTATCTTCATCTAAAAGCATAATAGCCATTGCTGAATAGTTATGTAAATCAATTAAAGTATCTCTCAAAGACTCAGTATTTACTAAACTTACTGATTTTGTTGTAATTGATTGAAGTCGAGCAATTTTATCACCCATACGCACTAATACACCTACAACACCATAATTAGCAAAAGCATCACCATAATCAGCATTTTTATTTTTAAAAAGTTCTAAACCTTCTTTTTGAACATTTTCCATTTGACTAACTCTATCTACTTTATTTTCATTATTATCAACCATATTAGATAAATCATATAATTCTTCCATTATTAATACTATTATTTAATATTATTTTTAAATAATATTATTAATTCAATTTTAATTTATTATTTTTATTTTTATCTTCCTCCACAACTTTTACAGTGTTTATTACCTTGTATAAATAACAAAGAACATTTTCTATTTTTTTTAGCACCTAATATTATCTGTTGTTGACTTTGATTTGAAGTAATTTGATTATTTAAATTTGATATTGAATATGTATTATTATAAAAATTCATTTTTAAACTTGAAGGCATATTTATAATTTGTAAATATAATATTCATAATAAAATCTCTCAAAAAAATAAAAAATATTTTATTTTATTTTATTTTATTTTATTTTATTTTATTTTATTTTATTTTTAAAATTAAATAAAATATAATATTAAATATTCATCTTTATCTGGACTCACTAGACAATTATAATTTTCTGGTATTTTTGGCTTTTTTCTTGAATTTGGTGATACATATTTTGTTAATTGATACTCTATTACATCTATATTAAAACTTAACACTATACCATCACTTTGTGCATAAAATTTCGCAGTTTTATAATTTGGAGTAAAATATATACCATTACCATATGTGCAACCCCAATTTTTTCCTGATTTTGAAAAATCAAAACCATTTTTCATTATCGAAATTGCATTTTCAATACTTGTTCCATGATATAAAAGCATTTTATATTTCTTGTTTTCTAGAAAAAATAATTTATAACTTTGAATATTTTATAAATTATTTTCACTTTTTTATATATATACCATTTTACAAAATTTTTTAAATTTTTTTTAACAATTTTTTTCACAATTTATTATACTATATGTTCTTGTTTTATTTCCATATAAAGGTTTAATATTTGAATTAGATTCTTTTTCTGTTTTTAAATAATTCGACTTTTTTTTATTTAAATATCTATCATATGAATTATGTTTTAGGTCTACGCCTTTATTATCTTTTTTGGAATTTTTATAATCATATACACGATCACTTGAATTATTCCATACATTGTTATTGTTTGTTATTTCCTTACTTACACTTAAAGATGCTAAATTCATTGTATAAGATGATGATGGCACTTTTACTTGATTTTGTATATTTTTTTGTGTATATGTAGGAAATAATGATGATGATAAATCAATTGGAACTCTTGATGGTTTTTTATATTTAAATATTGGATTTTGATTTTGAGAGAATTTAGTCATGTTATTTGAAACTTTTGAATATGGATGTATTAAATAACTTGCCTTATTAGTTAAATAATATTTTTCAAATGTTTCATTTGAACAAGAAATTAAAAAATTCTTTGAAACACAATTTTCCGATAAATCATTTTGTAATTGTGTTATATAATTATATTTTGTGTTTGTATACGGCATATTAATATAAAATAATATTATTTTTTAAATTGATTAAAAATTATTCTTTATTTTTTATTACAATAATTATTAAAATATATAAAAATATATGACTACATATTCTTGCGAATATTGTAATAAAAAATATGTTAAAAAATCATTTTATAATAATCATGTAATTTCTTGTAAATTAAGTAGACAATGTAGAAGTAAACAAAATTTATTAGAAGATAATGATAATGATAATGATATTGATAATGATAATGATATTTTGAATGTTAATAATTTTGATAATAAAACTATTATAAAATTATTACTTAATTTACATAATAAATATGAAAAATTACAATCTGATTATGATGAACTAAAAAAATATGTTGTTATTAGAAAAAATAAAATTAATATTATTGATTATTTAAATGAAAATTTTGACTATTCTGATTGTGATTTTTATAATTTTATTAATTCTATAATTA